GGCCGGGGAGGGGAGAAATTGCGCCATTTACCGGATCTCCAAAGCGCAGTCCTGCCGCGTCCTGCACCCCAGGAGTAAACGCGGCCCCGTTGTTGGTGATGACCGCAAGGAGTGTCCCGGTTTCAGCGGAATCGGCGGATGCCGGGCGAGAACCGGAATAGAGATGGATCACCCCATAGTCAAAGATCGTTTTCGCGGCCTCTGCCCGTGCGTTTTTGTATCCGGTTGATCTCAGTTCGGCCATGTTGTCCCTTTCTATGCAATAATCGCTAAATTGTTGTTATCAACACCTTATACGCTATGTACGCTATGGCTCAAGCGTGAAAATCACCTTATCCTCTGCGAGGAGTGCCCCGCCAGTGTTCCCTTGCCATTCCCGCCAATCCACGGCCTCATGGCCGAGTTCCACGTACTGGCCGCCGTTCCCGCCCCAACACACCCCACGGTCCGAAAGCCACAAGAACCCCTCGCCCTCTGAGTGTTCGAGGCCCAACCGGACAGCCGAAACCGGCTCATGTGTCCCGGAAAAGGCGTTCACCCCGTAAGGAATGCGCCGAGCAATCCCCCATTCACCCGGAGTCACGCCGGAAATGAAAAGGGTCTCCCGGTCTGTGCCCACCCACACACCATCCCGCACCGCCTTCAGCATGGTCACGGGGTGCGCCAGGTCAATGTGCCCGTCGTCCAGGTTGAAGGAGGAGAAGTTGAGCGGATCACTCCACCAGAGGACCGAAGGGGAGGAAGCGTCGGAAATCAACATGAATGCCCCTATTGAGGCAATGTTCCGTGCCGGTGGTGGGTCGTATCCTTCCCGGTCCACGCGGATGGCGTCCACAATGTTCGCGTTCTTCGCCCAGGGAGAGCTCGCCCCGGTGCTCTCGTCGTAGATCCCCGTTTCGATTCCGTTGCTGTAGTAAATTTGTGAGTTAACCGAATGAAACGACATGCGCCGGCCCTTGGTGAGCCCACTCCTGATCCCTGTAAGCACTCCATCCTGGGAAACGCGGTAAAGCGCCGCCGTGCTCGTGTGCTCCTGAATCACCAGGCAGTGCCCACCCTGGCAGAAGAGACTGTGAAAGCTCCCGGCCTGAAGCTCAGAGAATCCTTGGCGTCGTCTCACGCGGCCCGTGTCATCAATGTCCACGTTCACTGCTTGAGCAAGAGCCTGGACACCCGCTTCCGGGTCGTAGGGAATGCGCGTCGTGTCCACCCGGGTACTCAGTCCCGTGGAGCCGGAGAGGAGCAGGTATTGCTTCTTCCCGGTCCCGGTAAGAATGATGGAGTCAATGGCGAAGTCCGCGCCGTCCTTGTTACTCACCTTGGCCTGCCAGTATCTTCCGCGATACACGGTGTCAAGGTTCACCCACTTGTAGCCCTGCTTTCCGGTCGTACCGGTTTCAACGAGCTTGTCAAAATATGCGGCCTCGTCAGGGCTCAGAGAAAAGGTGATAGCTCCATCGGATTCATATCCAAAGTGTGCCCGGAGGAACCGCTTGTGCGTGAAGTCTCCGAAGTCGGTATTTTTCAGGATGAAGAAAGCGTCAATGTCCGTTCCGTCGTCGTCATTGCCACCAAGAAGGAAAAGCCCGTCCTCGTTGGCGGCCATGTAGCTCTCTCCGTTCTTGGCGAACGAATTGAAGTTGAACCCGTCAAACTGCGTGATCGCGTGGTTCCGAAGGTTCATCGCCACACAAAGCCGGTCCGGTGCCGCCATCAATCAGCCTCCCCGCCCCAATTGCGCGTGATGTAATCCGGTTCACCATCTTCTTCCCCTACAAACTCCCGGAGCTCCATGAGCGCCCTCCCGAAGAGCGAGGCGTATTTCTCGACGTTCGGCTGGTTGTTCTCATCCTGTTCGATATTGCGCCAAAGATCCATGGCCGCGAAGCTCACAAGCAAGTCCGTCGCCAGGTGATCCGGTATCCCATCCGGGGTTATCTGTGCCCCTGTGACTGGAGGAGTCGATACCTCCACCATGGCGATGGGCTTGCGGTAGTAGTAGACCGTGACGGTCTGAGCCGAGTCGGGAATTGGCTGATAGTAAAGGCGTTGTGCCCTCTTTGAGACAGCCTCAACCGTGCTTCCAGTGACCGCGAGCCCCGGGTAGCGGTTCAAAAACTCCACAAACGATTCGTAGATTTTCACTTTTCGTTCGTTCGCGTCGTCATAAACGGCCTGGATCTCCCGGTGGAAATCGTCAGGGAGATCCAGGTAATTTCCGGTCCCGGTCGTAACGGTGTGGGACGCCTCCAAATCGGGGAGGAGCACCATCCCGGCCACCCGGTTGATCCCTTTATTGATCGACCGCAGGATGGTGGCGTTGCTGAATGACGCCCCGAGAACAGCGTCCTTTACGTCCTGGATCAATTCGGTTGAGGTGGGCATATCAAACGTCCTCCGTATCGGTAAAAACGGTGGGAGGGGCCAAGGGGGTCAGTCTCACCCCTCCCACCACATGCCGCAAGCGTCACTCAACAGGTAGAGGAGGCCCTTTAAGTGGTGCGGCAAAACGGATCGAGAGTCAGCATGAGACCGAGGACAACGGCCGCATCGCACTGAGAGACGGTGAATTTAATCATGTCACCCTTGGAGAATTTGGTCTTGCCTCCGGTCGAGTCGGGCACATACGCGCCGGCATTCACGGGCGCCGTGAGGTTTGAACCGAACGTGCAGACACCGACGGTCGTGCTTGCCTTGGCAACGGTCACGGTGTCCCCGTCGCCAGGATCGGCAACGGCGGTGACAACGAGGTCCTTTACAATGCAGTCGAAGGGTGCCGAAATGTAATGGACGACGGCGCCCCCGGTGGAGGTCGTGATATTGAAGTAGATTTGCCCATTTTCAAGCATCGTCATATTCCTTTCAGAGAAGGTGTGAACCCCTGAACCGTCAAGGAATCCTTAACAGTTCAGGGATATATTCAAGTCAGGGCCGGGTTATGCCGGGTCGCTCAGGTTCGTGTGTCGGCAATGAGCCTTGCGGTTCTTGCACACCATCTGGCCAATCCACCTGATATTGGCGACCAGGGTGTCCGGGGATTGGATGTCATGCTCCCAAACGGGCTTGGTGAAGTTGTAGTCGCGGTGAGTCTTGATGGCCAGGTAGTTGAGGTTCAAGCCGTCACAGATCCCCGAGCTCTGCTTGTCGTCGGGCACAACGGGAGACCCGCCGAACAGCACGTTCTCGAACCCGGCATTCACCAGGTCCACGTCACTGTACCGGGCCTGGGTCTGCAAGGTGCGCTCGTAACCGTCCTTCAGGAGCTCCGTGGTAATGTAGAGGTTCGGCTTGTCGCTCTTGTTCTGGCCGACACTCGCCGCGCGGCGAATGGACTGCAGGACCTTGAAGGAGATGGCTTCGGCGGTAGTGATGACATTCGCCTTCCAATCGGCCATGTCGTCCTCTTTGATTTCGCCGTAGGCAATGCTCTTGGTGGTGTTGAACATATTCCCGAGACCAAGAATGGCGTTACCGTCCGCCGCCGAAGCATAAACAGCCGAGCCCATGTAATCACGGATGGTCTTCTGCGCGTTGTTCAGCTTCGTGGAGGTGAGGTCCACCAGGGCGGCCTTGCCTTCGTTCTGGACCTGGTCGTCGAGGTCTATGACCGCCACGGAGTGATACCCAGCCCATCGGAAACGGGCCGCGTTGAGGATCTCTTTCTTGGCGAGGTTCAGGAGTGTGGTGTTGCCATAGGTGCCACCATTCACCTGGTCGTATTCCAGGAAGACGCGGATCGCTCGCCCTCCGTCCACGAGGTCACTGCCGGTTACGAGGTTCTTGTCCATCTTCCCCTGGCCCATGAGCTTCCAGAGAAGAACACAGTCGAGGAAGTTGATATCTACGGGACGATCCATGTAATAATCATCGGTAATCAATTCTGTTATCGCATGGCCATTTAAACCATGCCTCTGCATGTCACCATGCAGTTCAGACTATATCATCGCCTTCAAAGGGTATTGAAGGTGTGGGGCGCTCGTGTCAGGCTTATTTGCTGTGCATCATCACCTGTTAGTCGTTGAACCTTCCGGCCTACAAACATTGCACATTCAACCGGCTTGGCTGCTGATTGTCTTGACCCTCGTCAAGAGTTTCCAGCAATTCACCCCATTTTTCAAAATGCTTGGCTTTATGGCAGGAGTAACAAAGCGTGATACCATCCTCCATGCGATGCTCTTTAACGATAAGGTCCACAAGCTGTAGCTTGTCGTCATAAGTATCCAAAGAGATATTTGGATTCGCCTTGATTACTTCATCCCTAATTTCAGCAAACAAACGAAGATGGTGAACTTCAAGATTTTCGTGTTCTCCGCATTCCTGGCACACGAAACGATCTCTGCAAAGTATTGGGTACTTCCATTCAGTCCAAAGCCTGTGAGCAACCATTTGATTCAGAGACGATACGCCACCATTCCACCATGGATGCTTTTCTCCTCCGCGAGACTTCAATTCACACATCTTGCAGAGAGTGCCCCTTCTATCTTTTTCTCGGCCACAACTTGGACATTCGCTCGGTGATAGGTGTCTTCTGTTTGCATCACCTATTTTTCGCTTCGTTTCTTCGGTCCTAATCCAGAGTTTGTTTGTTCTGGCAGAGGTTCTGCCTTTAGTCTCGCTGGATACAACCAATGAAAACCGGTGAGCAACACCCTTCACGGAATGGATGTTCGCACCCAAAACATTACTCAACTCAGTAGGCCCCATATCTTCATAATGCTGCTTGATAAAATCTATCTCAGCATCAGTAAATGAGCGCCTCTCAGAAGCCAGACCAAGCCTTACGGCCTTCTTCTTAACAGAGTGCAAAGACAGGTTCAGTTTGTCTGCACACCATTGTGGAGTCTGGTTTTTGTAATGTTCAGAGAGAAACATTTCTTGGCCTTGAGTCCATCTGTTTTTCGTTTGTTTTTTCATGGCTCATATTATGCCACAAAATCAACATAACCACAAGTTTTTACTGCCATAATCAAGCATTGTTGGGCCTACTCCGAAGCCTGCAATTCCGTCAAACTGAGAGCCATTTCCTTCTATCCTTTCATGAGGCGCAGAAGGGCGTCACCCTCGGATTTTGTCCAGGGTCGCCATCATCTTTGCCTTTGTTGATTCGGGGTCGTATTTCCACGCAGGGACCTGCGCGGGGTTGTTCTGCCGTATAGTTGCGCCCTGCCCGGCCAGTACCTTCCGGCCTGCCTCGGCGCCCTGCGCGAGACTTTGCACCTCGGCCTTACCCTTCTCGTAAGCCTGTGCGGCGGCCTGCTCTGCCTTCCATGCGTAGTAGGCCGAGAAGTCGTCGTGAAGAGGGTTGGCTTTCATGATGGCCGCGTGTTCCGGGGAACCCACGAATTGGGTGTAGTCCGGGTTCTGCTCAAGCCATTGGGTCTGAACCTGTTGGGCCTGCTGCTGCTGCTGGTATTGCTGCATCTGCTGCGTTGCGAGGATGGCGGCCTTATTGGCGCTCACTTCACTGGACAGCTTTAGGGCCTCGGCAATGGAGATTTCCCCCTCATCCACCTTGGCCTGGATGTCCGCGAGCTGCGCGTCAAAGTCGGGCTGAGCCGGTGCGGTCGCTTTCGCCTGACCGCCTTGTTGACCCTTCCCGCCTTCGAGTTGTCCGAACAGGATTTGCTGCTGTCTCCTCAGTTCGCCCACTTCCCCTGACTGCTTCCCGAAACGCTGTTCGAGTTCGGAGTAAGCCTTTGCCAGTTCATCAGGGCTTTTGAATTTCCCGAGGAGTAGCTGTTCCTGGGCCGCCTGAGCGTCCGCCGCGTTTGGCTGGATGGGTGCTTGTCCCTGGGGCTCTTCGTCCTTCGGGGGCATTGATCCGCTCGGCATGACTCTCTGTTCCGTCTCGTCTATCAACATGATGCTTCTCCTTCGTGGGGCCTCAATTATCGGTTGTGTTTGAGGTTGTCCCGGTTGTGTTACTGGACAAAAAAATAGTGTGACTGCCTAACTTGCCTGGATATTCGGATGCGCCTGCATCCATTTGTTGTAGTCACAGCGCGTCTCGATGGGCTTTTCCTTCTTCGCCCGGATCGCGTCCGAATCCTGGAGCACTTCCCTTACCGAATTGTCCAACCAAGTGGGTTCGTCGCGGAAGATCCCCCCGTGTCCGACCACGATCACTTTCCGGGCCTTCATGGTTCCGCAAGTGTCGCACTGGACGTATTCCGGGCAGTCCTCGATCTTGAAAAACTCATCGCGTCTCTGCCCGCACATATTGCATTCAAAGGTGTAAATTGGCACCCGATCACCCCTCCTTGTCGGTTTTACGCCGCAATCCCTGGTTGTGTCTTGGGGCCAGGAATTTGTCCCTGGTTCGCCCTCGGCATACCCGGTTGCGGCGGTCTTGCCTGTCCATTGCCTCCGGCCGGTCGGGTTTGTGCGCCCTGTCCTGCCGGTCCTTCACCATTTTGAGGTGCGTTCCCCGGTCCTCCCTGGGACTGTGCCAGGTATTCCCGGAGCATCATTGCTTCATTTTCGGGCAATCCTGCTTGGATTAGGATCATCAAAGCCTGGTCGAGCTGATTCTCCCCGGTGCGCTCAATGATCTCTTTCCAGTTCGGAAAATTGAGCGTTTCAAGGAGTGCTTGGCGGTCGATGGCCTGTCGGTCATAGAGCTGCAACGCCTGATCCTGCTTTTGGAGTTCCGTCTTGGCGACCGTGCTTCCAGATTCCACGAGGTAATTGAATTCTCGCCCCGCATAATCGGTCCCGCGATACTGCACCATGCCGTCCTGGACCTTGATGAGCTCGTCCTTCCACGCGAAATTCTGCATGTAAGAGATCATCCACCGCCCACGTTCCCGGACCAGAGAGTCCAAGGCTCGTATCTTGTGCCTCATGAGCACTGCATTTCGCTCTTGAAGCGTCACGATGGCAGAGGCCGCCTGGATGTTAGACGGTGTTTCTCCCCTGTCCACGTCCTCCATGGCGTAAATGCGGTCAAAGAACATCAGGTACGTGTTGAGGAGATCGAAGAAGTTGCTCGGGAGGTTCGGGACCTGCAGGAATCGGATTTGCGCCGCCACGGCACTGCTGACAGGCCGCAGGATGAGCCCGGCCTTGTTCGTTACCTTGGTCTTCTTTATGCCTGTGTCCTGCGGGATAATAAGCGGCGGCCTGCACACGGTCTCGATGTAATCTCCGACGCGGCTCAGAATACGGTTGATCTTGAGGTTAAGGTCCTCAGTCTGCTCTGCCGCCGAGAATCCCCATATCGTGGATGCATCCTCGTAGGAATTGGCCTTCGAGAACGGGAAACGGTCGTACAGGTAGCACTTCTCCTGGAGTTCCCGAGGGAGTGCCGGGTTGATGTTGGGGTTTCCCACATCATCAAGGACGAGGTTTCCCCGGTTCGTCAGGGTGATTTTCCTGATTCCCCCAGGGAAAACCGGCTGAGAGGATTCCGCCATAATGGGCTCGCCGGTAAGCGGGTCGGCGCCGGCCTGGATGGTGACAGGTTCTTCCCGGTTGTCCCTTACCCACATCTCAACCACGAGCGCCCTGGCCTCCCGGAGATCCCGTTGCGCCATGACCGGATGTTTCACATTGCTGAAGTTGTTGGGGCTGTTCATGCTCCCGTAGCGCGTCCCGGCAGGAATGGGGACATTCTCTTCCCGATCCTCTCCGAGCAGGGAGTATGTGTCGTCCGATTGCACACCCTCGACACCAAAAATGCTCTCAACCTCGTCTACGGGCATAGCGTAGGCATGGGCCATGTAGGGCATGTCGTTGACATCATCGAACACCCCCGGCGCCGGAAACCAGGCATACGGATCTACAACGACCACCTTGAGCGTGTTGTGCTCGATGTCCGGCACAGCTTTCTCGACGGTTACGCCGTAGATCTCCATATTGAGACAGGTGCGGGTGAGGCTTTTCCCCTGCTCCTCCTCGTTCCACCAGTTCTTGATTTTCTGGCTCAGGAGGAGGTCTGCGCCGTCTTCAATACCGTCCGTGCTCTGCACCTCGGCAATGGGGTTTCGGGAAGTGAGGTTCGCCACGGTGCGCTGAATGTTCGAGAAGATGAGATTGACGGACGTGAGATCCTGTGATTGTGGCGCCAGGCGGTTCTTGTTCCAATGGTCGCCTCTGTATAGGCGGTGATTCTCGAACCATCTATCCGGCAAACCAAGGCGGTCCTTCTCGTGCATGGACGCCTCGAACAGGCCCCAAAAGAATTTCCCCGCGTCCGGGTCGCCCGGCGGAGGTAGATTGTTCAGAGTCCACTTTTGGCGCGTCTGCGAGTCGTTATACGACATCGGCCAGGTCCTCCGGGCCTATTGCCCTGCTATCCCTCTTGGATTCCTGCTTTCGGATCAACACGCGCCCGGCCCCATCGGGATATGGCGCCCCACATTCCGGGCATTCCAGGGAGTCACCTGTAAGGCTCGGATCCTTGGGGAAGTCCGTCCATCCATACGACACGAAGGGCTCTTTCAGACGAAACATGGACGCATTGGCGATGGCCTTGGGGTCGAATTTGCTGACGAAGGGATTGCGGATCTTCTCTCCGTTCCCGGATTCGATCCACCCGTCCCGTTCGTTGGTCTCGTGGTAAACTCCCCGGCATGACCGGCAGATCACGTCAAATACCGGCATCGTCGCCTCCGTTTGGTTGTGCTTTGCTACCAGTGGTTGTGCCTCTGGACGCAAAAAGGGTGTCGTCCGCCATCTGAGCCCGGAACCGTTCGTTCTGCGCCATCAGGATTTCACTGACATCCGGCGCGGCGAAGTCTTCCTCTGACCGAATGACCGAAGGATAGGCGTCTCTTTGAGGTCGAGCCATGCCGGCATACTGCCCGTACACGTCCTCTTCCTCAATGAGATCGCCCTCCCGGTCCTCGCCCCAAAGCGACCGCCCGGAAGAGGCTCGCAAGACGAGGTAGCCTCCCAGGGCCACCCCGACGAGGATGCTCACCCCGAAGAGTAGGGCCGCGATGACGAGGGCTGTAAAGAAGGAATCGTAGTTAGGCATCCGCCGTCGCCCTCACCCAATCGGTCCCATTGCCGCGCAGGAAAGCGGATTTTCCGTTGGCGATAGCCACTCCGGTCTGGCCTGCAGCTTTGAAGGTGATGGCCTGGCCCGAGGAGTTGACGCACAGCTTAATTTTCCCTACGGTCGCTGGCGCGATAGCGTTGGCTGCCCCGTCTGCAGTCGCCGCTGCTTCCCAAATGTGGCAGGCCTGCTCTGCTGCGCTCAGGATCCAATCCGCGTGTGCGCCACCATAGGAGTGAGACGCAATGGAATAGGTGATGTCGGGTCCGGAGATCACGGGGGTATTGAGAGTCGGAGAAGTGAGGGTCTTGTTGGTCAGGGTTTGAGTGTCAGTGGTGCCCACCACCTCGCCTGCGGGTGCATCTTTGGTCGGGTTCGCGCCTACGGTGACTATTTTGTCTCCCATCGAGTTGTCTCCTTGTGAGGAATGTATGTAATTTTGATTGCAATATTGTAATGCATTATTCCGCGATTATGCTACAAAAAAATACAAATTGAAACGTTTTGACACACTTTGCCTTTCAGTATGAATCAATCCCGCCGTCTTCGTCGTCCGGCATGATGATCTCGTCCTGCCTTCCCTGCACCACCAGGAAATCCCGCTCAGGCGCCGTGTGTGGTTTCAGCGGGACAGTGAGACGCAGTGGACGGGCCATAACCGCGTGTCCGAGAGAGTCAAAGCAATGGTCCTCTTGACCATCTTCAAGTTCTTCAGGGTTTAGTTCGCTCAGGCACAACGAGGGGAAGGTGCGAAGGAATTGCTTGCATGTGCTATAAACCTGCAACATGGGCCGTTCACCATCCACGAGACGCAAACGTTCCCGAACCTGTCTCATCTTTAGGGCTCGGCTCGGATCTCCAGGAGAGAGCACCAATCCATGCATTGCAAATATCTCAGCCGTGCTCGGTCCTTGCCCTCCCCCCATGTAGTTCGGTTTCTTCTGGAAACAGTCTGGCCCGGCCAGGCGCCTTATGTCCTTCCCCCATATTCCGAGCTTTTTTTCTCTCTCGATAATCCCCTGTGCAATCTCTGAATCGCTCAGTCTCAAACCCTTGTTGGGGGTTATCCCGTCCCATCCGTACCATTCATGGAACAGATACAATCGCCCCTCCGAGTCGGTCCAGAACCATTGCCATGAAAATGGAGCTCCAAATCCCCAATCGAAGGTACTCATAAGAGGCGCATATTCAGGGATTGGCATCGGGTCTATCACATGCCTCTCGTGAACGAAGTCAAACGCAGCTCCGATGGCGACGTCCCAATTCCCTTCGAGCCACGCTTCTCTTAGGGCTTTGTCTTTGATGGAGGTGAGTCGATTTACATACGTGGGGTCGTTCTCGCAGAGTATTCTATTGTCATGGAGCTTGCTTTCGATGAAAACGTAACTGGTCCCGGATGCATCGTAATGAACGTTGCCATTCCCTTTTTCTATGAACATCGCTTTGATGGCTGCAGCACCAGGCCCCCCAGGATTTCCAGTCAGGAACATACGACATGGAACGCCATGAGGAGAACGAAGGCATCCCTTCATCTTTTCCACCAATCCAGCGATGAACGAGATATTGGGGGCCTCATCGATGCTGATCTCTGTAAACTGAAAGCCTTGGTAGCTGTCGGCCATCTCCAGGCGCATGATTGCAGCTAAAGTGATCTTTGCTCCGTTCTCGAAGCGTATGTGATTCGTCTGCTGATCCCCTCCGGTTCTTTTAGCGGGGAGACCATTGCGTATCAATTCATCAATGCGTCTTCTGATCTCAGCAAAGTCTTTGAATTTTTTCCTTAGAATCAATCCATTCCAGGCATGGCCATATTTCATGGCCCCCTGAATCTGTCTCCCAATAAGGGCCTCACTCTTACCTCCACCTCTATTGCCCCCAAAAAAACACATAGTGACAGGGGCGATAACAGCGAAGGCTTGAGGTCCGGGTTGGGGTAGCCAGAATGATTGAACGTTATTTGATTGATGATTCTCCATAAATCATTTTTCATCATCTTCGTTGTCTGTTGCGCCTGCAGTGTCTCTCGCCTTCTGGTTCTTGATATATTCCTTCATCTGCTGTTCCCATTCAAATATGCTCGCAGGTGCAGGCGGGAATCCAGGGCCACTCACATTCACATTGATCGGCTTGCTCACTTCGAGTCCCACCTTTTCGGTGAAAAGCTGTAAGTGCTTGGCAAGTTTCTCAAGGGCACTGTTTTTATCCCAAAGTTTTATCTTCTTCGTGAGTATGCCGTCATTCGATACCGAGACATCAATCCCGGCGATAGCTGCGGCGGTATCGTCGTCCAAATCTTGGATTGATCTCATTTCCCCTGTTGCATCAAATAATCTCCTGGGGTCAGAGAATCCTATCCGAGCTATTTCTTGAATCACCCGATCCTGAGTGATTGCTGTTCTTTCGGATCGTTCTTTCATGGCTCGCTGAATCTCCTTGGCAATGGACGGGTTCGTTATCATCCTCCAGGATGTTGTGTGTGCACCCTTCTCGGTATATCCGGCCCTTATCGCGGCTTGGATGGCATTTAGGTCGATTAGATACTCCTCAACAAACCGCTTTTGCTTTGGCGAGAGCTGTTTTTCCTTACTCATGACCCTTTACCTATCCCCTCTCACAATCCATCCCGAATTGTCTACATCCCCCTCATTTCTTGTCGAGCTTCACCCGGTCCACGTTGTTGAGCCCTTCCTGGACTGCTCGCTTGATCGCGGTCCAGAGGGAGTCATCAATCTTCGTGGGAGTGAGCCACACCACGTAGTTGATGAGAGAAGCCCACACCCCACCCCAAAACATCGCCGCAATCCAGTTATTTGACGCCCATTGCAGGACGATGTTGAACACTTCCCACCCGCTCACAAACTGAGCCAGAACGTAATTGATAAACGCCGTCATGCCTGCTTCCTCCCTTCCGCCATGGCCTGCTCGTGCCGGGCCTCCGCGTCTCGTCGTGCTTTACTCCACCACCCCACAAACAGCTTCAGGAAATCCACCTCGATTCCCCTGCTGCCCTCTCCCTGCAGGCGTCCGCACTGACACTGAGACGCCACATGCCCACAATGCTCGCATAGTCCGTCGCCCATTCCCCACCTCACCGCTTTATGTCGCGCTGTTCAATTCCGTTGTCTGCCCCCGGTAGATCGCCGTCAATCTGAGGATGATCCTCACCAGGTCCGAGAACGCCACCCCCATTGCCTGCTCGTTCGCCCCGTTCTTGAGTGCCTGATAGTTTTGCAGGGCGCACCTTGCCACGTCCAGAGTACATGAGGCCTTCTCGGATATGCGTTGGTACGCTGCATAGCTGGAGGGGGATAGCCCGCCCGTCGCCGCCAGTGTCGCGCAAATCCCGTCGCACCCGTATAGAATCCACTGGCCGGCCTCGATCTGATAACCCAGGGCCTCCTCGTCCACCGTCCGCGTGATCGTACCGTCCGGCGCCGTGGTGGTCCGTATCGTCCCGCAGGATGCAATCATCGCAAGGCACAGAAACAACGCGCAAAACGCCGCCATCCTGTAACCATTGCCAATGTTTCTGAATGATGATCCCCTTGTCATGTGCTCCTCCTCCGCTTTGGTGTTTAAAATGGTCCCCAATGAGCGAAAACGAGATGCCCACCAGGGCCGCGATTATCAAACCCGTTAACCACTTGAACCAAACCATGTCTGAGCCGAGCTTGTTGACTTCACATTTGTCGTGGTCGGATCTGAGGTTGTTGATTCGGACATAGAGGTCTTGGATATCGACTTTGGCCTGGTCTATGTCGCGTCGATTGGCCTGGATACGTTCATCCTGGACGGCGAGCTGTCGGAGGGTGACTCCGATCTCTTTGAGCTCCAATTTGATCTCGTGGAGGTCCTCTTTGGTGACGCCTTGGAACATGAGAGGTGGCATTGGGTAATGGTTTATCGCCTGGGAGCATTGCGGGGTGGATTGGGTCGAGGGGTGTTGAGTGCCATGTGTGCGCTGTTCATCGCTCATATTGCGTTACTCCAGGCGAGTGCATTCCCTATGAGTGCCCCGCCACGTCAAATTGATAGATTTGCGCCAAAGCATAGCACATTGTAATTCAAATTACATCATTTTTCATGAAGAAATTGTCTCATCGTGAGACACTTTTAACGAAATGAAGCATTTTTAACGAAATATCGGCAAAACGTTTCAAAATGTTTCAAGGCGAGGCCCTTTAGTGTGTCAAAAAAGAGACAGTCATAAGGGGAACACATTGAATTAATTATACAATTATTTATTGCAATTATTTTCGTTTTAATGCAATTTTATCGTTGACATTTAATTCGTTGTGACGTATATTATATTTAACAGGGTAAGGGAACGAGGGATTAACGACAACGCCTGGCGCACCAGGCAAAAGGAGAAAAAATGAGAAACTTTAACAACTTTAACAACTTTAACAACTTGAACAATGAAGGGGCTGATGGGTTCATCCCATCCGACCCCAGGGAAGAAACTATTGAAAAAGAACTTAAAGCCATGCGTCAGGCATGGACGCTCGAAGTGACTAAAGAGCGTAGAGCTGCATGGAATGCAGAAATTACCAGATACAAGACGGCCGGCAAGAAAATTAGCCAGTCCGAATTGGCTAAGATCGAAAAACGCATGGGGTTTATGTTTGTAGACCTCAAGCGGGCAATCGTAAAACACGGGCTTTAACCCCAACCCTTCCCGGTGGGCGGTCAAACCGGGCACATGGAGAAAGCCATGGGAAAATCGGAATTA